GCATTAGCAAAACTTACAGTACAATTAGCACTATCACTAAGTCTTAGAATGCTTAATGCTTTATCAATTTCCCACTTCCAGTTACCAGATAACTCGCCATCAACATTATTGTTAATTGGCAACTTACTCTTATCGCCAGCACCTTCACCAATACTAAAGTATAAGGCACCGTCTTTGGTACTAGGAGAGAACACAGGTTCGAATCCACCCAACACACCATTGAAGTAACCTAAGTCCTTTAAGTTCTTCTGTGTAGGAACAATAGTAACGTCCCATGGTATGTCTTTCATCTTAACAGACTTTAGTTGCTGATTAATTACATCTGCTAACATAAATCTGTAACTACCGGTATGTCCTTCCGCACTAGAGAAACTAATCTCTACAGGAATGTCGTCACCGTTTCTTTCTTGTGTTTCAATTGATACGTTTCCGCCCTCGTCACTAAAACCAGGAAACTTTAAGTATCCATCAAGTACACTCATTCTACTCAAACCAACTGTTTGTTCTACAAAGTCCGCTACAGGATTGTGTAGTTTACCTTTTAGAATAACAGTTTTATCTGCGTCCATGGCCTCAATAGTAGTAGACTCTTCGTCACCACTAATCTTAGCCATTTCAATAAAGCCTAAGGCGTGAGTATGCCTTAGTACGTCTTTAAATATATCTTTTATCATATGTTGTCACCTCTTATATTAAAGTTATTATTTAGGCCTTTATACCTAAATAGTTTATAAATCCTGGCCGTTTGATACCTAACGACCATATTAATCATCAAATTCAAACAAACTATGGAATGTATTAGTAGTGTCTGTTGCTGACAGATCCCACTTTAACACACCTAGTAAGTTTTCAACCTTCTTATCGACTACTGCTTTTTCCATAGCATCGTCATCAAAAGGCATTTCTTTGAACCAATCGGGTAATTGCATTTCGTCTGTAGGGTAAGCAATACTGGTGTAACCCATATTGTTACTCTTAAGTCTACATACAATTACTTTCATACCATCAGTAATTTTCATACTGTAAGCATCACTGTTTGCCAGCAACATGTTATTCCAATTAATACTTGCTCTAACATGTCCTGGTATCATGACTTTAGTGTTTTCTTCTCTCATTCTTTCTAACTTATACAGACTAGCACTCTTGTTCATACTAAATGCTTTATTGTATGCTTCTGTATAATGTGTTAGATTATTGACCCTTTTAGGCATACCTTTCATCCATGGGTCCATTTGTTTGAAATCTTTCTTAAATTCTCTTACACTTTCTAATACATTGCTTTCGGTTTCACCGTTTAGTGTTTGTGATAGTACATTACTAAGAAAATCTTGTACAAACTCAGGCGTATCACTTCGCTTGATATCTAACCCCATAACTTTAAGTTTACCACCTTCTGGTTGCCAACCTTCTAAGTCTAGTACATTAATAGCATAACGTTTCTTTGTAATAAACAAGCCTGCTCTACCAACTACTTCTCTACCTGCTTTAAGTATCTGACCTTGCGATTTACTTACATTAAATGCTCTCTTGGCAAAGTCAGGAAATGAATCACTAACAGTATCAGATATAGTGTCATACAAAGTGATCGCACTATCCATATCAAGTGTTATACCTTGTTCTTTACTTTGCTTGTCAGCACTAAAATACACAGAGTCAGTATCACCATACACAATAGTTTCACCTATGTGGTTGTAATCGCCTGTGAGCATTTTGTTTGTTTCTGCTCCCATGTGCCTAGTAATTGCTCTACCAGTTAGTGTTGTGCTTTGACCAATTCTGTGATCAAAGAACCTACTGCCTGGATTACAAATAGCACCATATGTACTGTTAAGTAAAATCTTTCTAACCAACTGTCTCTTGTCCCAGAATGCTATGTCCTCTGGTGTAGTTGCTTCTTTCTTTTTCTTTTGTAGTTCTTGTCTTTCTGAATACCAACGTTCTAACAGTCCAGGAATAATACCCTGTACATCTGTTCTGTATATTGTGCCATTAGCACTAATACACCAAGGCTCTTTGCTGTTGAATAACATGTTGTACACATCAGCACCTGTTACATTTAACTCTACGCCGTCCTCTAGGTCTAACACCATTTGACGTTTAATGTCTTTTTCCATAACAAGTTCGTATTCGTTACTGCCAAACTTGCCTGCCCAAGCATCAGCAAAAGACTTTTTCTCTAATTGCATCTTTTGTTTGATTTCTGAATTAGTAAACTCTTGTCTTAGTTGTCCTACTACAGTTTCAGGAGCCATGTTCAGTGATCTAATAACACTCGGATACAGACTGTTAATATCCATTGAGCCTACCCAGTCATGTATACCTTTCTGTGGGAAAGCCACATAGGCACCTGCTACTGTATTACCCCATGGGTTGTCTGAATCTTTATTACGTTTCCTATCGGGTATTACCATGCCACGTCTGTGTGCTTCATTGATAATAGCAGAGTCAATTGTTTGTACCGCACCCATTGTTACTGGAAGTAATACTGTATTCTGGTGAGCAATTTCACTAGCAAGACTTATAAACTGTAACTTGTCATCTAACTTTTTAAGTAGTAAAGTATCTTGTATATTATATTCTAAGAACTGTTCAAAGTCATGATTATAAAGTCTATCCAAACTGCCTTCATAAGGAACTTTCTTTTCACCAACTTCCATTTCGCCGATGTAGTCTAATCTATAACTATGGCGTTCTTCGTAGTTGTATTTTCTGTATAATTGTAAGTAGTCTAAATGTACACGGCCTACTAAGTCATATGTCTGTGTGTCCTTGCCATACATAACATATTCACGTTTTACAACATTCTTATCTAGCAAACACATACGTCTTGTTTCGCTCTTGCCTAAGACTTTAATAATCCTATTCACTGTATAAGGAATATCATAACCTTCGCTGTTCCAACCACTTAGTATGTCTGCGTCTTCAATAAGACTAAGGAAAGCATCTAACATACCTGCCTCGTCTTTAAACAATATTGTGTTACCTACCTTCTTAGCAATCTCCTGTGCCTGTGTCCAGTTAAGTGTCTTAGGTGGAACTGCTATACAAATAACTTGATCTAGCCAATCTAAATATAGACTAATACTAGTAATAGGAGTGAACGCATCTTCGGGAGAACTATAACCTTGCTCTGGGTCAAAGTCTACCTCAATATCAAAAAAGCATTTATGTAAGTCTGGAGCATCTTCACCTAAGTATTGTTCTGCTAATACTCTATTAACAGGCTTTATGTCGCTTTCATATGTTTGCCTATTTTGATATAAGGCAACATTACGTTTAAAGTCTTTCCAGTTGTTTGCTACAATCTTACTTACAGGGTCACCATAGACACTACGTTCTTTGCCTTTAGGGTCGTCAATGTAAAAGTAGTAACGCATAGGGTGGTCAATAATCTTCCTTTCGCCACTCTTAGTACGTTCAACTACTCTAACTATACCTTTGCTCTGCTCAAAGACTGCGTCAACGTAACTCAATTACCAACTCCTCTTTATACGAAACTTGTTTAACTCATCAGAAAATTTTAACATAAATTTCATGCTACTTGCTTCTGACATAAATTCACCATATATTCTAGCAATTGGTTTATAGTCAGATTGAAAATCTACTTCTTTAGTAAACTTAGCATCTTCAAATCTAAAAAACGGCAACATGTAATCATGAAGCCTGTCTTCATATATGTGCTCGTAGTCTGCGTCATCAGTCCACGGCATGTCAAATAAATGTATCTTCTCATTAGTCAGATTCATAGTGTATAGTATAACAGATAGATCTGTTTTGTCAACCTGTTATTTGTTTAATTGGTCCTGATTATAATTGGTCTTTACCAACAGCCGCTAATATAGTTTCGAGTGCGTCGAACTTATCGGATTCGTCAGTAAATGATGCCTTATGAGCAACCTTAACGGCCTTCATAAGAATAGCAGGTTTAATATCCATTTCTTCTGCGATTGCTTTCACAGTTTCACGGAGTCCTACTTGTAGTGAATCAACTTCATAAAGGACTTGGTCTCCTTCTTTAATGAGTCGATCTAATCTTGCGATTTCTTCTTGGTTAAATGTTTTGTTAAATGCCATAATTTTTATTTCCTACATGTATTTAATTGGTGAACACTAGTATAACATCAGTTTATGGCTAGGTCAAGAACTTTTGTAAAAAGTCTTCCCATTCTTCTAAAATAATATCTTTGTTATATAAATTATTGCTATTATGTAGACATTTATCTAATGTAATATCTGTAATACAGTTGCTATCAAAGTTAAGTATGCTGGAACATATACTGTCAAATTGATTATCGTAAGGGTCGTGTATCTCATCAAACATTTCAAAACCCAAACCTTTCAAATAATCACAGTTACCAACCGGAGCAAATTGTATAGACGGATGTCCGTACAGCATTGGCGTATATGTTTTTTCGGTTACTAGATAATCAAAAGTACAATCCTTTTTACCTTCGTATGCTGTTTCTGGCACCACAGTAAAATAACTATTTCTATAAACAGTTGTCTTCCATCGATTAGAATCAAAATAGTATTCGTTCTCGTAATCTTCTATTGTATATTTTTCTATTAAGTCTTTGATATGCTCTACATTTCTTAAGTTAGTTAGCATTGGTGCGTGACCAATAGATATATAGTTGTCGTCTATGTTATTATCTATACAGTAATTTAAAAAATTCATTCTGTATTGTCTATGCGGTGTACCCAAACATGCTATAAAATTCTTAGACTTTTGCTCGTTAAACTGTCGTTTGATATGCGAGTCGGTATAGATCTTTTTATAGTCATCTGTGCCTAAGTATTGTATGTTGCTAGTTAGCAATACAGTATTTAAGAACCAATAGTTAATATCTTGATTACGAATAGTAGTAAAATTACTTGTCTCAATACCTTTGCTATTTAACACCTCTTTAAATTCGGTTAAAGTAACATCAGTGTCATATGCTTCGTCTACATCATCAAATAGCACTACAGACCCTTGTAGTGCTTTACAATGCTCTATAGTTAAGTACTTTATCTGAGTATACTCAATAACTATAATGTCACAACTACCTACATGATCTATAAGTATATTGTCAACACTTATGCGATGATATCTATTTAAAAAGGGTAGATACTTTTTAAGTAAAAAGGTTGTTTTGGGTTCGTAGTGTAAAGGCCCGTCTTTATGCCTATTATAATGAGGGCCATGTAATTCTAAGTTAGGCTCTTGCTCTATTGTTCTTATATCAAGACCACCATATGTTGGACCTGACATAACTTCATCTCCTAACTCAGTTACCGGTGTGAATACACCTACTTTGAGTTCGATCATTAGTATTCTGTACTTGCTTCAAAATCCCAATTTTCTACATTTAATTCGGCGGCTAGTATGTCCGCAATTTCTGTTCCTTCTTCTGCAGTTATATCTTCTTGGGTAAGTACTTCGTACACTTGTACATCGTCTGATTCATAATGTACGACTTCTGCTTTAACTTTGTTTCCACTTCCGTCGTAAGATGAAAACACTTTCGTTGGTGTGACACTTTGAACTACATCAAAGAAGTCTACTATATCGTCACGCGATATTTCATTGTCTGTGACAATGCGTACAAAGTGTTTTCTAACCTTATCAACCATTGTAATTACTTACCTTTGCTAAATGCTTGAGCACCAAAGAATGCGGCTACGATACCGGCAACGGCTACAAAGTATGTAGCGGCCATATCGCCTAGTATCTCACTTGCTTGGTTTAGTCCAGCCAATACTGCTATGACTACCGCAAAAGGATACAGTAACATTCCACTTAGAGCAAACCAAGCCATGCTACGTTGAGCATCTCTCATTGCGTCTAAGTCTTCTAATTCTTTTCTTTTAAATTCCAAATACATTTGCTCTTCTGCTTTTGAAACTTTTCCATCTCCATTTGTATCAGCCGGATGGTGTACTGCTGTTTTTGTTTCTTCTGTCATTTATGTTCTCCTACTAACTTATGACTGCTCTGTCTGTTACACGGCGCCAGTTACTGCCATCACTAAATGCCATCACTGATCCACCAGTTTCATTGGACACATAAATCATATGTCCTGTGTATGCTGAGGCACTTGGTACCCCTGCTACTGTATATTGTGGGAACTCAACTGGTCCACCACTTGATTCAACAACACCATAATCGCTGTTTACTAATGCTACAACGGATTCTGTTAATAGTCCGTAGTCAACACTATCTGTTGCTGAAGTTGTAATTGCTCCGTAATCACTTACGGTTTCAAATAAAATTGATGCTACAGAACCACCTACTGAAAGTTTGGCTTCTGATTCATCATATGTAAATGTGCTACTGCCACCAAATGAACCACTGTCATTATATTGTACATGAGTATTACTACCGCCTGGTGTAGCATTTACAGTACCAAAACTTAATGTTCCGGAACCGTCTGTTGTTAATACTTGATTAGCACTTCCGTCGCTTGTTGGAAATGTATATGCTGAATTTATATTAACTGTACCTGTAACAGTAATACCTGTGCTAGTTGTTTCAAACTTTTGATTATTATTGTGATATAATGTTTGAGCACCACCTGAGGCAAATAATGCCGATGTTTTACTTCCTGCTAAATTGGAAATTGTAAGTGTACCAGATCTAAGTTTAATAGATCCTGTACCAGCATCATCAATGTAACTGTTACTACCATCGTGATATATTTGTAAATCATCACCATCACCAAAGTTTGCTTTAGCATTATCGCCAAATTTTGCTGTAGCAGTTGAACCTCTTACTATTAAAGTATTTGCTCTTACAACGTTAGGTACTCCATTTGGTTGTATACTACCTGTAACATTACCACTTAGGTTACCTACAAAAGTACCAGCACTAAATGTTTGACCATTAACTGTCCACTCGCCTTCATCCTCGTCCCAACGTACATATACGTTACCTTCGTTACCTCTGTTGACTAAAATACCTGCGTTAGCAGTTGCGGCTTGGTTAGATGCTAAATCACTATTAAGAACTATTTCGTTATCGGCAATATTGAGAGTTTGTGTATTGACTACTGTTTGCGTACCATTTACAGTTAAGTTACCTGATATGACAACGTCAGTAGCAAATGTTGGTGTTTGGTCAACTCTGGCAAAAGATGTACTATTGATTCCGTCAACTGTACCGGCGTCAAGCATATTCCATGCTACGTCACTTCCTGATACTGTTGCTATTTTTAGTAATGTATTACTAGAATCAAACCAAAGGTCGCCTGTAGAGATATTATTGACGTCACTAGGTGCGTCAGATGTCCCATAAATTCTAGAACCGCGTTTTCCGATTCTAAAACTGCTTTGCGAGGTTCCTTTGGCATTCAATATGACTGCCATTCGTTACTCTCCGATATTTACCTGTCTAGCATTCTGCTAGTCTAGGCTTAAAGCCTAGTCAAGTCCATATGGACTTAACTATATTTATCATTTTACTAAATATATGTATGGGTACGGATTTCACACAATATACAGTAGACAAAGTAATGACGTCTACTTTAATAGACACACCAAAACTATCTGTTATGGACATTGAAAACTTTATGCACCCTGAACTATACAATAAGGTTATGGCAGAATTAGAAACCTTTAATGGTTGGCACCAAAGCGAGATACAAGGACGCAAACCATATCATTTAGGACACGATGATAACATGCCTGAAGTATTTCAAATAGCAAGAGATAGTGTGTGGCGTAATGAGTTAGTCAATGACGCAATTAGAACAAGGTTTGACTTCCAATCAGATATTAATATAGGCGATCCGTTATTGTGGCAAGATGATAATACAAATAATATCAGCGATGTACATGTTGATAGTCCAGCATACTATTACACTTATCAACATTGTCTAGCAACTGATGACGAGTTTGCTCATACAGGTACTAAGTTTTGGGAGGTTGATTGCTCTTATGATGAAGCAATAGATGAAGGATTAGATCCTACGTTTGGCGAAGATAGTAGAGTTGTGAACTTAGGACATCAAATGCCATATGTACCTAATAGAGCATACATACTTCCACGTTCTAGTCGCGGGTGGCATTCGTGTCCGGATTTAACTGTTGAAGCAGACCATATGGTTAGGACCATGGTCTACAATATTGTTACGAGGGAAACTTAACCCTATTCAAATATGTTTCTCGACCTTTTGATTGTTTACCCATTGTGTGGTCTTTTACATATCCTGTAATAGTAGCAGTATCGCCTTTCTTAATACCAGACTCATTACAAAAGAATTTAATCAAGTTGTTGTTTTCATCTACACAAACAAACAAATAACTTTGGCTTCTCCAGATGTATTTGACATGTAAGAAAGTTACAGTAAACTCTCCTCTCTCATGTAGGGTACCAACGTGATCGCTAGTTTGAGCAAGTTCTTTTTCAACCTTGTTGAATGCTTTTTGCTTTTGGCCATTAGCATACACATTAGGCAAACTAGCAATAACACCAACATCCTTGTACTCAACAAACTCTTTACCAATAAGGCCTAAGATAGTTTGTTCGAAGTCACTAATTTGTCGCTTGATTGCCTTAAGACTAAGACCCTTAAAGTATTTGACCATGTGCTCAACATTTTCGTAATCCTCATCTAGGACTTCGATTGTTGGGTAATACTTTTTAAGAGTAGAATCAATTGATTTAGTCTTAAACTTTTCAATACCAAGAGTGTTATTGATGATGAACAAATTAGGTAACTTGGTAGCAACGCCATTATCATCAGACTCAATTTGCTGATCCTTTTTGACGTACCCTTTATTGATACGAGTCACAGCATTAGACAGAGTTAAAAGATCTTTAAGATTAAAACGATCTTGAAACCACTTGCCAGTGTTTGATTTGATAATTTCGACTTTCATTAAGAAACTCCGTTTGCTTTACAGTAAGCATCAGCAAAAAAGTTAAATTTCTTGTAATGCTCTTTGTCATTAATTCCGTCATCACGGCCGTTAACACACATATCCATATAAACATCAGCATCAACAAAGTTCCAATTAATAGAACCATCTTCATTGATGTTTTCTGAATTAGTAACAGCCTTGTTAAAAGACCTAGCAAAGATATCTAACATTATACTACCTCCAACATTGAAAGTGGTACATTGTAACGACCTTGCGGTAAAGTTACAATAGCATTTTTGACTTTGACTTTTTCAACAACACCCAAAGTCTTTTTAGTCTTTTGGACTACATAAACTTGGTCGCCAACAGCAATGCTAGACTTAGCATTAAGTACTTTGACTGAGTTGATGAAAGTGCCTAACTCATTGAGTTCTGCTAATTTAAAGTTACCGTTCTTTACGGCTTGTTTGATTTCAATTAAGTTCATAAAAACTCCTACCTTTTTGTTAAACTATGTGCATATTATACCACATTTTGTGGTCAAGGTCAACCTATTTTGTCACTAAATTGTAAATTTCTTCCCAATTTTTAACAATATTTGCTGATCCTGTGTAGTTCATGTTATGTCCATGCTCTACTAATACACCTTCTAACCCGGCATCAATACCCCAATTCACGTTCTCAGGCTTGTCTTCTAGCCAGTATGCTCCTGGGTACTTAGCACCATATTCTTTAAGTATTTCGTCCTTATCTGCGCCAGTATCTAGACATACAACTTCTGTGAATGCGTCGCCCATTAACTTCTTAAGGTTTCTTTCCCTTAGATACTTTGCGTATGGGTCTAGGCTTAGACTTGTTATTGCGATAAAGTGATATCTATGCTTTTCATGTAGCAGTTTTATGTAATATTGTGCGTCACGCAATGGAGGTAAAAATCCTATTGCGGCACTTTCGTTAAATTGCTTAACCATTTTGCTACCGGCTTCGTATGTCATACCATACCTATCACCAATAGTGTACATAAATTGATAGCCATCGACTTTACTATGTCCATGGTGTTCCATCCAAACTGAGAATCCTTCTTCCCAGTCTAACACTACTCCGTCTATATCTGTAAGTATTACTTTCTTCATTCGTTCTCCTACTAATTTAATTGCAGTATACACGAATTGCTCCTATTTGTCAAGTGAATTATAAAGATCTATCTCTTTAGCAAATTGCTGATCTTTTTCTATTAGTGCTTTGTTATTATTAAAAAAATGTAAAGAACAATCAATACGAAATTTGTTAATTTCTTTAGTTGTATTATCCCATTGCTCTGGATTAGTATCGCGAGTAAAATCAGTGTGAGTAACTTTTTCTACATCAATACCTTGTGTCCATAGTGGAGCACTAGGTACATGCTTACCATCTATGTTGTAAATGTCTTTTAGTATAGAATTTATGTGCTTCATATGTACATATTTACATTCTATATTTTTAGTTCTATATAGGAATGGTTTAACATGATAGTCGTATTCATCATCATTATATGCTAAATTCCATAAGTCATTTAAAGTACATTCGCCTTGCTGATATTTGTTCCACTCGTCATTGTGCCACCAATTAATAAGAGTTTCAAACCCACTAATTGCTCTTAGTATTGGTTCTCTAACAAACACATAGTTCTTAAAACCTTGTTGCTCATACAATTTTCTATACATTAAGTACGAGTCCGCGACAGGCAATGAATACCAAAAGTCTTTATTACTAATAAGTTCTTGTATGTTAGCAGGCAAAGTACTACTTGATATAAACTTTAAACGTTCTGCTCTAAAGAACTTGTCATCAGGTTCAGTAGTTAAATGTTGTAAGTTGTAACCTAATGCTGTAGAGCCACACTTACCTGGAGCAAATAAAGTTATTTGTCTATCGAAATCGATTATTAGCATAACACTACTTATCAAAAAAAAGCACCCCGGAGGGTGCTTTTTTCGTATTGTTATTTGTATAGTCTAACTATTCAAATGAGTATTACAATTATTGCGTATACTTATATTCAACAACACCAACTACGACACCTGCTGTAGGTGTAGCCGCAGTAGATCCATTTGATTGAACGAATTCAACCTGGATTGCCGCGTTTTTAGTTAATGCACTTGCGAATGGTAAATCTACAACATAAGTTCCAACTGCGATATCGTTTGCCGTAGCCGCTACAAGAGTGTTACCACTACCTGCGTTGTCTTTAACAACCATACCGTCAACTGATCCACCTGCTAACAACGTTGTAACGTCAAGAATAACTCTACTTGCGTAATATGTTCTTCCTGATACGTTTGGTACTGTACCGATATTAAAAGAGTTATCACTGCTGTTTGCTGTGAAACTTGCTCTTACTGTAAGTCCATCACCACCATTGTTATCAACATAGTCTTTAACTGCCGCTGATGTTGGTAAAGTAGTATCGTTATCGTTATTACTAATTCCATCACCTTCGTCAACAAATTTAGTTACAGCAATGCTTTCGCCACTGTCAGTCAAAGTACCAAATGATACTACGCCTGAAGCAGTTACGTTTACTAAGCCTGTAGCACTTCCAGAGGCGATACTTGCTGTACCGTCTGTTAATGTACCTGCTGATACTTGTCCTGAGAAAGTACCTGCTGTCATTCCAGTAAGTGTAGTATTCATTGCGAAAGTAACGTCATCACTTGAGTTACTTGATGTAATGTTTAATCCACCTAATAGTTTTAACTTATCAGATGCTAATGCTACGACGTTATCTGCCGCGTCATCAGACTGAATTGTTAATGATGTTGAAATACTTGCTGTACCTGCCGCTGTAATTCTACCTTGTTGATCAACTGTAAAAGTTGGTACTAAAGATGAACTACCGTATGAACCTGGAGTTACTGCTGTATCGTCTAAGTCTATGCTAACACCTTGGTTAGCCGCTGTTGTAGTAATACCGGTAGCACCAGTAATAGATAAACTCTGTGCGTCTAAATCTACTGTTCCTGTACCACTATCACCTGCTATGCCTAAGTCGTCGTCTCTATCCAAAGCATCAACGTATGCTTTCATGTTAGTGTTAGCCGTTGTTATTGCTGAGTTTAGAGTAGTTACTTGACCATCTACGAATGCTTTAACTGATTGCTGTGAAGGTAATCTAGTAGCACTATCAGAAGCCATATTGTCTTCATCAATTAATGCCGCTTGTATTCTAGCATCCGCTCTTGCGTTTGTATAATACAAGTTACTTGAACCTTCAGCCGCGTCATCAGTTGTTTGAGCGTCAACATAAGCCTTAACACTTTGTTGTGTTGGAACTGCTGTTGCTGAGTTAGTCGCCATGTTATCTTCATCTAAGAATGCTGTGATTGAAACACCACTAGCACCAGTAAATGTTGAACCTTTAACGTCTGCCGCTTCAAAGTCTGCCGCCGTAATAGATAAAGAACCAGTACTAGAACCTGTGAAGGTTCCTGTTCCTGCTACAACTTTATCTGCTGATTCGTCCCATCCGATAAACACGTTATTACTTGAACCACGTTCGATAACAATACCGACGTCGTTTGACGGTGTACCAGAAGTACCCGTTGCTAATTCTAAAATAGAATCGCTAATAGTTGTGTTAGTCGAAGAAACTGTTGTTGTTGAACCGTTAACAGTTAGGTCACCAGTAATAACTGCGTCACCATTTACGTTAACCGTTGTCGCTGTAATGTCATTTGAAAGTAGTGATCCTTGTACGTCAACGTTGGCGGCTCTAATTGCTTTTAGAGTTGAACCGTCTGATCCAGTAGCCTCGTACCTATCTTGAGCACTATTCCACTTGAATCTTCCGCCACCTTTGCCGAATTGTACATCGTTGGATATACCTTTTAGACCAAAATTCTTTACATCTGCCATTTTGTCTTCTCCTTGGAGTTTTAAGTTGGGGTTATTCAGGCCCCATACAATTTTTACATTGTTCCGGAATAATGTGTGTCGATGTATTGTGTACTAGTATTTATCTAACTGCCAGAAATATTGGCATATAGAGTAAATTAAAAAATGTTTTTTTATTAGACGTATGTTACTTTGACTGTTACGTTGCCTGCTGTGGCACCGTAATGATTGATTCTTAGATTTATATCATACTCGGTAGAAGAACCCGAAGGATGAACAAACTCTGGATTTGAAATGTATGTTCCTATTTCAGTTGTGTCATTTTCTGTACCAGCATGTAGTTGATCATTATCAGTTGTGGTACCAACTTCGATGGTTGCTTCTTGTGAACCACCTGCGAATGCTGTATGTACGTCAATACTTATACTTTGTATTTTACCACCTGGTGATACACTACCCATTGCTACGTTTTGACTATTACCAAATCCACTAAATGGAGCAGTAACAGTATTGGTTAATGTTTGAGCATCTGTGTTCGCACTATCCTCGTCTGATACTTTGGACCATGCTGATCCATCATATAAGTATAATGCCCATTCACTGTCGCCGGCATCAAGAACGTATGCTTGGTCACCAACTGTAGGACTCATATTGTTTCTAGCACTTATATCACTTACCACTGTTACAGTAGCATTCTTAAGTCCTTGTTCAACATTCATTGCTAATGGGAACGAACCATTGTGTACACTAAAGATACCACAGTTTGCTTCAAATGTTCCTGCGGAATCAAATATGTTTATTGGTCCACCATCTGTTCTTGTAAGTGTAAGTTTATTACCTGTACTTGCTGATGTAAATGATGGTAAGCCTGAAACATTACTTGCTCCTACAAATGTTTTACTATTCTGGTCACTACTGCCATTAAAAATGTTTATAGCATTACCATTTGCTTCTGTTAGTGTAAGTACACTACTTGTAAATGTTGCTGTTAAATTAGGAATACTTGCGGCATTAATATCTGTTGCCATGTCTTCTGGAATAGCAACTGCTTGTCCGTATGCGGCCTGCCCTGCTGTATTAGTTGTAAAACTAACTGTAGTATTACCACTACCGCCATTAAAGATAGCACTAAAGTTAGTGTATCCTCCAACCAATCCGTATGCTGTACCACTAGCACTTGAACTAACACTTGTCGGTGCTGGAGTTGTACTTGCTGTAATACTTGTAGCACTTAGTCCGTTAATCTGACTTACTATTTCTGATAATGAACTTTCAGTACCGGAACCATTAAACGTATGTGATACGCCATTAAATGTAACTACGGTAGAATCTGCTACTGTTGGATCTATTGCTGAACCAGTAGTAGTTGTTTGAACTGCGTTCTTAATTTTTAAGAACATTATTTTACCAGTGTTAGTAGTTGTTAAGTCACCATCTGTATCAGCATATACATAGTCACCTGCGTTACCTGGTATTGCTGGTACAAAGTCTATAATTCTATTGTTAGGTGATACCATAAAACTATTTGGTCCTGGTCCACTTTCAACTACAACACCAAATGATTTATCTACTAAGGCACTATTTGCTTTTACAAATGTTCCTGTATTACTAACAGCAATAACGTCACCTACACCAAATCCATGTGCTGTTTTTTCTAACAAATAATTAAGTTGTGGATTTAAGTATTGGAATCTACTATTGACGTTTGCGTAAAAGTCTGAACTAACAATACCACTTGGAAGTGGATCTAGCATTGGATGACCGCTTTCGTTAAGTGTAAATACTACAGCACTCCCTGAACCAAAGATACCATTACCTGTGTTACTTTTAAATGTATTGTAACGTGCTACGTCTTCAACTACACATGTAACTGCTGTTGTGCTTTTACTTGATATACTTACAATCTTAACACACTTACCATCTGAAGCACCTGCTATCCAATCACCTACAGAAACATCTAAGCCGTTAAACTCTCTGTCTTTTCTTGATAAATGAGAACCATGTGCCTGTGCTGTAACAGTCATTACAATAGTCCATTGGTAATTTTTAGGACTTGAACCGCCCTGTGCCCATCTGTCTGCTGAACCGTTTTGATGTTGCCAAATAGTTTTACCAGCAATGCTACTTACACTTACTCCTAAAACTCTATTTGGTACATTTAGTTCTATGTGACTTGTCTTATAAGACATGATATTAGTCCGCCATAATAAATGTTAGCCAGGCATGTGTTGACTGACCAAACGTTCTACTGGCTCCTGTTATCGCTTCTGAAACTTTTAAGTCTATATTTGAAAAACTTCCGAATGCGTTAGGGGAACCTTGTGATCCGCCGCCGTCAATTGTCCTAGTAGTCCAGTCACCACTAACAGCATTAAAGTTATATTTGTTTTGGCTATAGTTATAACCATAAGCCATAATTGCTCCTGGTGGATAACTAAATCCTGTAAATTGTATTTCTACTTCAGCACCTGCGGCACTTGTAATAGTAGTTGCGTTTATTCCTGATGTAGCATCTGATATACTTGCTAAGTCGCCTGATGTGTTATAGTTTAGTTTTAATCTTTCAACTGCGGCACCTGAGCCTCCGCCCCCGCCACCGGCTTCACCTTTCTGTCCTTTATCACCTGCTGATCCATTACTACCTGCCGAACCTGCTGGCCCTGTTGCTCCTGCTGGACCTGTTGGTCCTACTACTGTTGAAGCCTCTCCTTTTTGTCCTTTATCTCCGTCTGATCCATTTGAACCTGCTGATCCATTTGAACCTGCTGGACCTGTTGCTCCAGCCTCTCCTTTTTGTCCTTTATCTCCTGTAGGTCCTGTTGGTCCACCTAACTCACCTTTTTGTCCTTTATCACCTGTTGGACCAGTACCACCTGTAGTACCCTGAGGACCGTTTGGACCCGTAGCACCTACTGTACCTTGAGCACCAACTTCACCTTTTTGTCCTTGTGAACCTTGCGTACCTGTATTACCTTGTGGACCTAATTCACCTTTCTGACCTTTGTCTCCATCATTTCCATCTGAACCATTTGATCCATTTGAACCTGCTGGTCCTTGAGCACCTTTATCTCCCTGTGGACCTGCTGGTCCTGTATTTCCTTGTGGGCCTTGTGGTCCTACTACAGTACTATCTGCTCCTGCTGGTCCAGTTGCTCCTGTACTTCCTTGTAATCCTTGAGCACCAACTTCCCCTTTTTGTCCTTTATCTCCTGCGGTTCCTTGTGGTCCTTGAGCACCAGTGGCTCCTTGTGTTCCTTGTGGACCTGTATCACCGGTAGCACCCTTATCTCCTTGTGTGCCACTTGGGCCTGCTACAGCACTTGGTTCACCCTTAGTACCTTTATCTCCAGCATTACCGTCACTACCTGCGGCACCTGTGTTACCAATATTACCTTGTGGTCCTGCTGGTCCAGTTGCTCCAGTATCTCCTTTTTGTCCTTGTGGTCCAGTACCGCCATTACTACCTGCGGTTCCTTGTGGTCCTACTTCACCCTTATCACCCTTGTCGCCGGCACTTCCTGCCGCTCCAGTATCACCTTGTGGGCCTTGTGGTCCAGTACCACCTGCGGCACCTGTTGCTCCTTGTATTCCTTGAGTACCTTGATCGCCTTTTTGTCCTTTGTCGCCAGCCGGTCCAGTAGCACCTGTACTACCGGCACTTCCTGCCGATCCTGTAGCACCTGTGGGTCCTGCCGCTCCTACTTCACCCTTTTGTCCTTTTGCTCCATCACTTCCATTGCTACCGTTTGAACCAGCCGCTCCAGGCTCACCTTTCGTTCCTGATCCTGTGCCTGTAGCATCAATAGTAATTGTACTGCCACTAGCACTAATTGTTGCGTTAGCACCTGCTGTAAATGTTAATGTATCAGTGGGTCCACTAGCAACTACTGTATTACTACCTGTTACAGCAACGTTTTTAAATACATCACTAGCACCACCGCTACCTGCTCCGCTATTAGTAATAATAACTTTATCGCCGGATTGGTCAGTTGTTAATGTAATACCCGAACCTGCCTCAAATGTTAATGTATCTGAAGTAGAGTCTGCTATAATTGTTTGTTGCCCTAGTACAGAAACATTTTTAAATGATTCTTGTGGCTGGTTAGAATTTGTAATGGTAACTGTATCACCTGTAACTACAGTATCAATACCTGAACCACCGACAATGTTAAATGTATCGTCTTTGGTACTTGCGGCTGTTGAACCTGTGTCACCTGCTACAGTTTTATAAAATCTTAATGCGTCTACATTACCTGATACTATTGTGTTGACTTCACTCTTAGTGTATTTGTCAATAGCAGTATCGTCTAGTGTTGCGTCTATAACAACACTATCACTACCAGTATTTGGTGTGAAACTAATGTTAGCACCACTAGTAAATGTAATTGTATCCTGATTAGTGTCTGCCGTAATAACAGTACCATCAAAGTTAAAGTTCTTAAATGTACCTGTTATAGCATCAGACTTAGAAATTTGTATTGTGCTGTTACCAGCATATTGATTTAAACTAATACCTTCGCCACCTTCAAATCTAATTGCTGATGTGGCTGTTGCGGCATTAATTGTGTTGGCTGAACCAACTGTATTAACTTGGCTTATAGCATTTTGTAATTGTGCGGCTGATATATTAGCATCAACTTGTGCTTTACTATAAACACTTAAATTTGTTCTTGCTGTTGCGACACTGGCTAAATCACTTAGGTTAAGTGTTTTATTTGCCATATTGGCCAATGTAGCATAATCTATATTAGTTCCACTTGTACCAATTCTTAGAGCATAGTCAGCCGTTCCTTTGAAGTTACTAGCATATATGTTAAGATACTTTTTAGATGTACTACCTATGTCGTACGCCTGAGTAGTATTTGGTGTACTAGAAGCATTTTTTGGAATATAGTTTGCTAAATTGGCTGTAAGTTCTGCTGGTGATACACCGTCTGTACTTACACTTGTCCATGTAATGTTTCCACTACCATCTGTTTTAAGAACTTGTCCAGCACTACCATCTGATGTTGGTAAAGTGAAAACGTTAGCAATAGTTAAACTTCTATTACTATTAATTTTTAATGCTGGTGTTGTACTTGAACTGCTACCAGCATAAAATACAGTACTGTTAGCACTTCTAACTTCTATGTGCCCGTCTGTTGTACTTGTACTTAAAAATAAACTGTGTGCTGATTTAAGTTCGATGTCTGTGTTATCGTTAGATCCAATAATGAATCTAGTTTTAGCATCGAAGCCAGCACTTTGTGAATGAATTGGAAAGTTTGCGTTATTGTAAACACCAGCATAAGCATCAACATTAGCATTGTCGCCAAAGTTTCTGCCTCTGTATATAAATGAATTTGCGTTTGTGGCTGTTGTTTGTAACGTGCTTGGTAAGGAATATGCTGTACTTGAAACAGTAATAACATTTGAGGATTCGGTAACTGTAGTAGAACCTGAACCAACAATCTTCTTAAATCTTAGTTGGTCGCCATCCTTAGCAGAAAATACTCCAATTCCTGATGCCCCTACGTTAGACGCACCACTTACTGCGGCATTGGCGTCTGCGGCTAAACTGTTCTGTGCTACAAAAACACCAGTACTAGCATCATAGACAAGTATCTGATTATCAGATACACTATCTATATTAAATGTTAAATTATCACCTGTAACGTTTGGCATAGATTATTCCCATATAAACTTTCTTACTTGAGTATTTATCAAAAACTGATAAAATTAATTACTCAAGGTAACCTGAGATATCACACCATAAGCGGAATCATACGTGGAACCGTCGCCAACAGCAGATCTATCTACTGTTGCTCTAATATAAACGTAATTTCCTTTAAAAGTATGGATTTCTGTGCCTGTATATGCTGTGGGTTTCGTAATAAGTTTGATATCTCCCCAATCTGCTTCAGCAGGATTAAGACTCAAACTTGCTTGTAGTTTTACAGTACCAACAAAAGCATTATACTTAATACTTACAGAATGGATTCCGTCAGTATAGCCATAATAACTATCTGATTTTGCTTTATCACCGGTTTTGTTCATATCTGAACCAGTGTTTGCTAATATTTCAATACTTCTTCTCATAGTGTCCTCAAATAGTATTTATCTCATTGAGGCACTATAAGGAAGTTTGCTATACTTGTTCTAACCTCTCCATAAGTCTTTCAGCACGGTTAGTAACTTGCTTATGCCACCTACTGTCTCTACCTTCTACTGCGGCAGTTTTCCAATCTTCTTCGATGATTGCGGCATGCATTTTCTTAAACTTACTTAATCGTGTACGACCCATGTTAAACATCATGTTAACCAAGATTTGCTGGACTTCGTCGGGTAAGTCTCCAAACACCCCGTCTTCGTATAACAATTCACATTCACTGATTGCTGTGTCAAGGTCTTTTTCAAAACATTCTTTGACCCTGTCTTCGTCGACCGGCGTTCCAACTGCTTGTCCGTGCTCCGGGTCTGTCTCAAGGACAAGATGCCCGACACCGAATGTTGGGTAGCCAAGGTGGTCAAGGTAGATTTCATTTACTACTCCTTCGTCTATCTTCAGTTGTTCAAATACTGCTTCTCTGTCTAATTTTGTATCTCTAAAAAATCCCATTATGTCTCCATTGTTTCGCTGTATAGTTTACAGACTTTTAATTCTCTTACTGACTCTTGTTTTAGAACCAG